CAATAAGTTGTACATTGCGATTGTAGTCATCTAAAACTTTGTGTTCTTTGCCTTCGTGGTCCACCCATCTCTGAAGCATGAGATTGTTCCACGCAAACCCTTTGCTGTTTCGATCTTCAAATGCTTCTTTCATTTTAGTTTTACGCACCCCGGGATAGGCACTAAACACATTGTCACTGGTGTCGCCACGAATACATTTTTCAAAAAGTAACCATTCTGGATCAGGTACAGATTTAGGCTCTTTAGTTTTGGAATCCACAACCAGTCGACCTTTTTTGTCAAATATACCAGTGTGTGTAGTCAACGTTTCTGCAACACCATTATATTGCTTAACATTGGGCGCAATCAGTTGCACAAAATCACTGTCAGTTGAGATAATCACATGATCTGCATCGGGATGTGACTGTATGAATCCAGCAATTAGATCATCTGCTTCTAGTTGTGGATGTTGTAACACTGTACAATTAGTTTTGGTACTGATAAACTCTTTAAATTTATCAAATGTTTCCCAGAACAGTTTGTCTTCTTCTTGTTCTTTCTGGGTCATGGCTGCTCGCGTAACTTGTCGATTACGCTTGTAAGGGGCGTAATGATCCTTGCGCCAACTGCGTCCCTCGAGGCAGAACACCACATGGGCACCATCAAAATCTTGCCATGCTTTTTTAATAGCATTTAGTGTAATGTGCATGGCCATACCTAATTTGGTATCTGCATCACCTTTGATCACGTGTCTAGCACGAAAAAATGTATTTGCTGTATCTACAAGGATAAAAGTCATTGATATTCCATATCTGCTGCGAGGACAAAACGATTTTGAATACTAGGGCATGGGCCAGGCCTGTGCCAAACATTACTGGGATATATCATCCAAGAAAAATATTCTGGTTTAATAAAAAACGTAGGATCTCTTTCTGGATGCCCTGTGCTAAACTCAGTACCACTAGTGTCAACCATATCGATATCTTTGGGGATATCTAAATACATTATACCTGATATTTTTGTAGTTGTCAAGTCATGCTGATGATGATGCCACAATTGGAATCGATCTTGATTGGCATCGTGACTAGTCATGAAACTCCAACAGTTTATTCCTTTGATACGTACCTCTTTGCCCAAATACATAAAACAAGCAAACATAAAACTCATACGGTACTTTAGCCAAACTGATTCATTTCGAGCAAATAAATTTTCTTTGGTTTGATACTTAGGACTATTTTCAAAATAATTTCCACTATCAATTATTTCTTTTACTATTTTGCAAGTTTGCTCAGTATCATGTTGAAAAATTACAGAAGAAAAATTATATTTTTTAACAATGCTATTGCAATCCACTGTCATGATTTTGTACTGTTAATATTCACAACATTTATGCTGCCTGCAGAATTATCTCCGTATCCGTCTTCGGACAGAATATTTCTTGCAAGATCTTTAAACCATCTATCTACTGTTTCTTCTTCGGGATTAGACTCAGTGCCATACCCTGCCTTTATTAACTCTTGAATAAACAAACTATTCCAATCAAGTTCAAAAAACCCGTTTCGGATATTGTCTTTGTTAACGTGAGTATCTAAAACAGCTACATAGGGCATCCCTAGGGCAGTGGCACGTTCTTTTGGGCTAAGTTTCGCTTGCTCCTCTTCTTTTTTCACACGAAGTGTTTCTGCAATTGATGCAGCAATGGCAGCATCTGATTCTGCTTTGGCCAATGCCGCTGCTCGAACTGATGCAATTGCGGCAGTTTCTGCTTCAATTTTTAAATCTTCAATTGCTTGAATACCTGTAATTTTTTTAAAAAACTTTTTAAACATCATGTACCCCACTCATTTTTAAACAACGGCACTTGCAAACGATCGCTATAACGTAGTCCGTTTTTCATTGCCAATATTGCTACGTTTTTATTATTCATAGTGTAGACACTTTCAACACCGCCCACTGGCATTAGGTAAACATGTCCAGTAAAACCTGCTGTACGAAACTCTGCAGTTGCTCGCTGTGCATCTTTAAAGTCTTGTTCTGTAGCAATAACAAATTTCAAATACACTGTACCGTACTCTTCGTATTCACATACAATTTCAGGACAGATTGCATCTTCCCACTTCTCCCCACTGCAAGGCAATTTTGCACTTACTGAGAATGTAATTTCTCTCCTAAAGTCTTGATCATGATGATGTGCCCATGTATGTAGATATGAAGCAAATTCTGGAGTTAACTTTTGAGTACCATTTGTTTCAAAGGTAATCTCTCTAAGTCGATTCATGCTAGCATGTGACAACAAATCTGGATAAGCACGTTGCCAACCCAGTAACGGCTCACCGCCAGTGATAACCAAATGCTCTTCTTCCCAACGACGGTGTGGAAGAATTTCCATAATACGATTTACAATAGCACTACTTTCAAGCATTGGACTTAGGTCTTTAAAGTCTGGATGCCAACTAGCATAACTATCACAACCTGTGCTAACTAACGGTAAGTCTTCATACTTTGTAAACGGAGTAATCATTGTGTGTGTAGCGGCAATGTCTGTTGCTTCGTGACTGACTTCACCACGAGGCATGCCAAAGCCTGCACATTTAAAGTTACATCCGAATGTGCGTAGAAACACACTGGGGACTCCCATGTAGCGTCCTTCACCTTGTATGCTGTAAAACAGCTCTGCAATTTTAATTTTGCTCATAAATGTTTGACCACTTTTTTAATTTTTCATGTTTTGCTTCGGCAGATTTTTCAATGTTAGCATAACTAACAACATCCATTTCTTGTAGAATATCAATCATAGCCATTAGGTCACCAAGTTCTTCTTCAAGATGCTCTCTATTAGTTTTAGGTTTGCCTGGCTTATAATTGTCCATACCGAATCGATTGATTTTACTTACTGCCTGTATAACTTCGGCACATTCTTCACTGAGGATGTTCATCACTTCGTCAATTTTTTCTTTCATTTCTCAATTCCTCAACATCTTTAACTGCTAATTGTAACACATCTGCATAGTTAAGAGCAACCTGTTTGTTCATAACAATAGCAGTTTCGAAACCAATATACCCTTTGGTTAACAAAGACCAAATGTGTTGCCAACGTGTCTTTGACCAAAAATTGGTTCTAGTATTAGTGTAAATTGTTACAGTAACACCGGTATCCTCTGCCTCCACGTCGATGGTATGGGAACAATCATCATCACCGCACTCGCAGACAACTTTATACATCTTTGAAGATCCCCAGGAATTTAACAATAAAATACCTTGTGCTGGTTCTTGCGCAGTCATAATTTTAAATTTTCCATCATGGCAATTTTAGCAATACGTTCACCAAAATCTTGATCATTAGTAATAATATAAGTAGTAGAGTTATTGCGATCACTTTTGCGATCGTAACGTCTAAACTCTACAACTTTACCACCTACGGCATTAAACACTTTAAAGTTTAATATAGGGTCGTCGCTGACTACATCACACTCATCTTGAGGTATTAGGCGACTTCTTGATAATCGGATTTTGCCGTTGTCGCCTTCATACTCGTATATCTCTCGACCTTCTTGGGTCCAGCGCCATAATATCTTTTTCAACCAATTCATTTACATGTTCCTAGCCAATTGTCTAATCTTTTTGCAGCCTCGTCAAAGTCTATGGCCCATACTTTGGCATAAATCATATTGTCTTGAATATGCATGTCAAACGGAACAACACCGTTAAATTGAAAGTCTTCCGGAACTTCTGTAGTCACAGTAAATTCATTTAGATTCTTTGCACGAAAGATTAAGTTGTTAGCCATGTCAACTGAGTTCATAATAATTCTTAAACTGGAAAAGGCCATGCGTTGCCGGGAGCCGGGCGAGTTCTAAGTTTTACATTTTCTTCAATAACAGTGCCGTCTTCTTCGCACAGGCTAACTTGATATGGTGCAATAATGTGAACAGCGGCATCTTCTTCCGCCCATTCATGCTCACCGTCATAGAGCCATCCTGCACCACCTTCGTAGTAAAGTTCTTTTAATTCCTGTTGTTCCATTTCGTCGATGTCGTCACTGAACTCCCATTCAATGCTACAACTATCATCAAACTCGCAACCCCATCCTGCATCTGTTCTAGCATAGGCAACATCGTCGCCCTCCCATGGAAGATTACAGTCTAATTCGCCTTCAACAAAGCCTTGACCCCAGCGATAAGTTTCATCAATATTGAACCAACTGACACTATCATCAGGGTTTCTACGATACATTTCTACATGGTAGACAATGCTTTTCTTTTCCAGTGGTTTGATTAGATATACAGTCATTTGAACATCCTTGTATCTAAAATTATTGACGCACCTAACACTAACCATACTATGCCAGGCCAAAAACTTCCACTGGCAATTTGTACAATGCCTGAACCTATGTTAGCACCGCCAACTACATAGCCGATCGTTTTACGGTTACGGCCAAACCATTCAAAAAACTTATCCATTATTGTCTTCCTCTATAAAATCGATCATGTTGCCATCTTCGTCGGCACATACAACTCGTGAATTACCGTCCTTGTCAGTGACTTCTACAGGACCCCATACCCAAACTTCAGTATCGCTAAGATACCAATCACCTTCGCCATCATCTTCTAAGGCATATGAACCATCTTCTTCAATAAGTTCACGCAGACGTTTTTCTTCATCTTCGTCAACGTCTTCAAACTCTATGTCAAACCAATGACCGCCATCATTCATATCGATAAGTTCAGTCTCTTCGACATTGCTACCAAAACAACTATACAAATCTATACTATCTTTTTTACCATCACCACCTGGAACTTCTGTAAATTCGATATCAGGAAATTCATCGTCATTAGTTTCTAAGCTAAATTCTGCATTGCGAAATCCCATTCTAACAACGATCTTACCTTTAGTTTTACGATTGTAAAAATATTCAATTTGTTCGCAGGATTTTTTGTAGTGTGTTCTAATAGTCCAGATTGCCATGTTAAGTCTCCTTAATAAAGTATTTTGATGCAGGATACTTTTCCTGCAACCATTCTAATAAGCCCTCTTCAATAGGCAAACGAATGCTGTCAAACTTGTTGGTAATGTATCTCATCGGGGTGCAAACTCCTGTTGTAGTTTAATGTTGTCAAAGAATTCTTTCTTTGTATGAGGATCATCTTTAAACGACCCTTTTAACACAGTAGTTTGTGTAAGACTTGAGTGTGCCATAATACCTCGATTTTCGCAACACCCATGAATCGCCTGCACATAGACTGCTACGTTTTCTGATTCAGTAGCCTTACTAATCTCACGGGCAATGTCGTTACAAAGTTCCTCCTGGAGAGTGCCTCTTCGGGCGCACCACTGTGCGATGCGTGTGTACTTTGACAATCCAATAAGTTTATTAGCGGCAATAATACCAATATAAGCAACGCCACTAACGGGTTGGTGATGATGAGAACACATACTGCGCAACTCACTACGTACAACAAGCATACCTTCGTAACGGTCCGCCGAATCATTTGGAAATGCTGTTGCGTCTGGTGCTGGTTCATATCTTCCTGCCATTATTTCGTTGTAGTACATTTTAGCCAGTCTACGTGCTGTGCCATGACTATTAGGATCATTCTCGCGATCAATAAGCAATCGATCTAATACTGTTTCAAATGCTTCTGCAGCCTCGTCGATAAGACGTTCTTTAAAATCATCTGTAACGTATTCGCTAATATTATCACCAGCCCAGAAACGTTTACCTTCACGTTTCATCTTAAAGCGAAGATGATCACCTAGGTATGCTTCTTGATATCCGCCTTCGCCCGCCATTGCATCCAGGCCTGTTTCTTTTTTATCTGTCATTTTTTTCCTATGTTAAGGCAGAGGTCATTGCCATATGTATTAAGTATACACTGTTATTTAGGTTTTTGCAACCGTAATAGAACATTTTTCTTAATTGCTGTCTTCAATACGCTCAATTGTACGCCTAGTTTATTTGCATACTTTACCCAAGCAGTTGTATCTTTTGGAAAACACATGCCACCAAATCCGTAGTAACCATCTGGACCCGGTACCTGCATGTGACTTAGTCCAATACGATTGTCTTCGGCTAGATACATTCTAATAGCGTCCCAACGGTATCCGTGTGCCATTGCCAGTTCATTCATCTCGTTCATGAACACAACTTTAGTGGCCAAATATGAATTGACAGTGTATTTGACAAAGGCCGCTTCACCTATACTACAATGCTCTACCATTGTTATAGGTTGTACAAGTTTAATAATGCGTTCTGCTTCATTTCTATAGGCAGCAATCTTACCGCCTATAATAGCATTAATTTCTTTAAGATAATCTTGAGTGGCATTGGCGGCTGTTAAGAACTCTGGTATATGTACTAGATTAGGATAGACAGTCTGCATCTTTTCATAAAACTGCGGAGTCGCAGTGGTCTTACTAATGATTACATTTTTATAATCTCTCAACATATACAGTACAGAGTTTAGTATACTAGTATCGCATTCGCCTGAATCTTTTGATGGACTGGGTACACAAACAAACACAGCCTCGCAGTCTTGTAGATCTGCATATGTTCCTGTAGATTTTTTTGGATCAATGTCTACAACAACTACATCAGTAAACATGGTTTCATAAGCATTGAGTACTGCTTCCCCAACAAATCCTAATCCGACAATACCAATCTTATTTTCACCATTCATACATATCCTTGTTTCTTTTGATTACGAATTTTACGACATTCTTCTTTAACGTCGAGAGGAAAGTCCGGATGGAACTCTGCTATACTGCAATCATATACTTGAGACTTGGGCATAGGAGTTATACTAAGGACAACCACCCATAACAAAAATCCAAGAAGAAAACCAATAAGATATTTCACAGTCTTTCACTTAATAATATACGACACAGGTCTGCATCTTTTTTTGATTTAAATGTAAAGGTCATAAAATCTTCAAAAGGTTTATAGACAAACCGGTTTCCAGGCAATCCAAAAACTCCTAGCACCATAGCACAAGTTTCATTCCACCATAGATTATCTTGATTGTGCCAGGCCACTACAATTTCATGATCTTTAGCATTCATTAGATATCTTTTCCGCCGAGATCTTGTTGTCCTGTTTGATATTTTTCAAGTCTTTCTTGAAATTGTTCTTCGGTGAGCCCGTGCCATCCAACACACTTGCCAGTTGGACTACGACCACAACCACACTTGCCAACTTCGTCTGTATTTTCTTTAACTCTTACTTGCATTTTTATAGTTTCCTTTTTCTGGTATAACGTGACGAACACCGCCACGTGGATCTTCCATATCACCTTTTCGACGTGGAATCATATGTACATGAGGATACATTACAGTTTGTCCCGCAGTTTCCCCAACGTTCTGTCCGATGTTAAAGCCATCCCATTTTTCGGTCTCAACGCCTTCGAACCCAAACTTGTAGGCTGCTTTGTAGCACTCCCAGAGATTGTGACTTTGTTCTTTGGTAGGCACAAATAACAAATGCCCCGAGGTAACTGGATATGCGTCTCTAAAGATCCAAAAGTCTGTTGCTCGGAATTCAATCTCTGTCCACGGTGCTCGTTTTTCATTTAATGCCTTTTCTAAATCAGTAGTCATATCAATTGTTTGATTGTGCGTTTTTTAAATTTTCTATATCGTCTTTAATTTTTAGTTTTTGTTTTTTAAGATCGATGATTGCTGGGTTAAATGGACTAATTTTTTCTAATCGTTGTACTTCTACATCTAATATTCTATGCGTTTCTTCTAAAAATTGGATTCGATTGATTGTATTCATTTGTCACCTTTGATTGTTTCGAATGTTCGGTACTTACCCAATGCTGTAATATATTCATCATACAGTTTTTTTAACTTTGGATATTTACGCTCTAGTTTAACATCTCTTTCGGGAATATGCAAGACTTTTTCGATTGTGTTTAATCGTTCTTCTAAGTCACGACCGTTAATAACCATGCGACCTTTAACTTCTAATTCCGGCGGATCATTTTTGGCAACTAGCACAGCGTCAGCACTATTAACCCAACTTGTACCATTCGATCCGGATGTTAGAAACTGTCCAGCAGTAGTGTTAGTGGTATAAAGTTGTTGTATCGTGTCAAGTGCCGATGTTGCACCAACCGGCGGAACTGCACCGTATCCGGGACTAATAGATACTGTGTTGCCTACTAATCCATTACTGACGACGTTGTTCGAGGTATTGCTCATTGTGTATCCATTTGTTGTTTACTAAGAATCCCCAGTCACGCTTTTGAGGTCCTGGCATAAACATAGTCCAACAGGTCACAGCAGGATCTAATACAATTCGGTGATAACTGTTGGCACCGGCAGTGCGAAAGTGTCCAGGCCCACGCCATGCACATGTTTCGGCAATTTTCTTACCATTTTTATCGAACACAGGTGTCCATTCATAATAGCCACCTGCCAAAATTAGAGTAGCGTAAGGCCATGGATGATCATGCACATCATCGGGGTCTGACTTAAGAAACTTGTGTAGAAACACATTAAATGGAAACCATGTTCTGTCCTTAAGGAAAACATAGTACCGTTCAAGATACGGTTCATTGTCCACACGGTCCATAATAATTCTTTTACGATCATTGCGTTCTAACAAATTAAAGAATTTATTTTTTAGGAACTGGATTATCATAATCATCCTTTACTAATTGATAAACAGTTTGAAAATTTCTAAAGGCTATTTCTAAGCCCGGATACTTTTTACACATATCTTCGACTCTATGCCAGTCCGGAAATGCTTCAACCCACTCTTCTGGTAAGTTAAAAGAGTAACTACTAGCATCTATTCCGTTTAATGTAATAGTTGAAATTCCACTAGAACCTGTATAATATGTTGGCTGTGCGCCAGCACCTGAAATTGTTATAGTATTGCCACTAAGGTTCCCGGCAGTAGTATAGTTATAGGACATGTCAACGGGGGCGATAGTGATAGTATCGCTGGATGTACTGCTAGCAATGGTCATACAATCATGTAAAATATCCTCTATAGATTTAGTGGGTGGTAAATCTATTGATGAGATTGTTGGCTGAGAAAAATTGCTCATGTAGAGTCTCCGTTTGTTTTTTCAACATAGGCAATCTAGTTTTGTAATTGTCCATATGTGATATAATAGCACGACATAGATCAGGCCTGTAGGCAGTGTAGGTGTCATAGTTTTCAGTCCACTTACTGGGATATTTAAATGCATCAAAATACATTTCACTGTATGACAATCGATCTGGCACCATAGGGATAGCATCTACTATAGCACCTTCATAACAACTAATACCCAGTGTTTCTTGTAGATTAGCACTGAACACTAGTTTTGCTTCACCTAGTAAGTTATGGTATTCGTTTTTTGTTAGTTGCTGATCTTGACATACTACAAATTCATATTGTGGTAACCAGTGTTTTAAATCTCTAAAGATTTCAACTTGTTTCTCTGGAGCAATACGATGTGGAAATAAAATAAGATCACGTTTAGGCATATTCTTATATGCAGTTAATGTAGCATCCATATACTCCATGGGCCAACCTGTACGTACAATCTTACCACTAGTTTGATAATCTTCAAAATCTAACTCGTACCAAGGATTTTCACTCTTAAAACCATCTTCTAACAAGTTGTCTACAAACATTCTAATGTGAAAGTCTGTGGCAAAGTAGTTGTGGTCAAATGCATGAAAGAAACTTTTCTCAGCATGACGAACCCATTTGGCCTTACCTACAAGCCGTCCTAGAAAGTCTTGAGGATCATAACTGCCAGCATGCCATAGACCATGTGTAGTTACTGGGATGCCCAGCAACTCACTCATGTACTTTAGATTAATGATGCCTGGATGCCAAGCATCAGTAAACACAAAATGATCGCCGGGATTAACGGATCCGTTACAAAATAACCGACCCATCTGCTCCACTTGACTAGCCTTGTATATATTAGTGCCGCCAAAGTTGAGAAATGCTCCAGGAGTGGTAGCACTAGGAATGTCCGTAGGACCTGATATAATGTTGACATTGTGTCCTGTCTTTTTAAGTAGTTGAGGAACGTGTAATTTCCATTCGCCAGTATAGCGAGTAGAAACTGCTTCTAAATCAATTAGAAATATAGTCATGTTCAACGTGACCGATAACTGTTGTTACCTCGTGGTTTCCATTCTTTACGATCTCCATATTCTCTACGAGGACGTTTAGAATTTTCATACGCTCTCCAACTTGGGCTTCCTCGATTGTAAAGATCTGCTTCATTGAAGGGCAGCAATTCAAATCTACAGAAGTTAAGAAAATTATCTAAATCATCAAAAATTGTAGAAACTTCTCTAGTCATGCGCAAATATTTTTGCAAATGTTCGTTAGCCATAATACCTTACCTTCAAATTAATACTTAATAAATGAACCATTTTCGCCGTCTTCGGCAATCTCAATCCAAACCTCACGATCGGGATACTTTTGTGAGATCTGAGCATATAAATCATCGCTCATCATCTCGCAACTTTTATAATCTAGCGACAATACACCTTCGTTGCTAGAATACAATTTTTCAAGCCACCGCTTGAATTGAATGAACTCCACGTCTCTGTCGTTATGCGTAACAGATAGCCAGACCCTAAAGTGAAAGATATGGCGATGGGGATTAGCCAAGAACGAAACATCATACTCATCTCCTGTTGCTAAGTTTGGATCTGTTGCGGCTGCTGGATACTTATGGATACCTTCTTTACGAAAGGTTACCCAAATCATCTTGTTAGGACGAATATCTTGTTTAATAATCATTTAGCGGACTCTTCGTCTTTAACTAAAGATTTATACAATTCCCATAATTTCCAATCAATGGATTCTAATAATTGATTTTGTCTAATCATTAGTTCTAACAATTGATCTTGTTGTATGTCTTCTTCTTGTTTGCTCACTGTAGGTTTTGCAGTGCTTTTTTCTGTTTTCATAATGCTTTGTCCTGTTTATATTGATTCCAGTCTGTAAACTTACTACGATCCATTAGTGTGTGTAGACTGTGGGACCACACGCCGGGATTAGTTGCCTTAAAATCTTTATCATCTATTTTAAGCATTGTATTATAATTCCAAAGTTTTACATAAGGAATTGGAACTCTTATCTGCGGAATAAAGTTCAAATGTTCGTTTAAACCACCATCGTGAAATTCTTCTACTGCTGATAACGGAATGTCAAGGCTGCATAGATA